ACGGATGACTTCACAGAGACATCCAGCCTGGATCGCATGAAAGGGGTGGTTGTGTAAGCGGTCTCGGGGTCCAGGGGGTGGCCGATTGACATGTCCGAATTGGGAGTGACGTCCGTACGGATGTAAGCCAGATCCTCCTTATGGAGAGCACTGAAGTACATTGTACCATCGGCCTGGTGGTATGAGTTATGGATACCCATAATCAACCACTGGTTGTCCCTGTAGACAACGATCGGGAAACCACAATCTCCCCTCTGGTAGACTTGCTGGGATGCGCACATGGTGGTAATGTCCATGATGTAGAAGTTCTCGTTCAGGGAGAACCTATCCGAGGAGGTCCGGGTGATGATGCTCTTGGGGATGTACCTCACTGTGTCAGTGTGGTAGGAGAGCTCGTTGGCCAATGGGCGAACGAAAGTTGCTGAGGTAGTAGTGATATGCTCACTAATACTGGGCAACATACTCTCGATGTTGGTGAGAGTAGGGAAGTTCTTGTCCATCACCTTCACAATGGCTAGGTCTCTGGGTCTGTTCAGAGTAATGCACTTAGCATTATAGACCTCGCCATTGTAACGGATTTGACAAGTCTCATTGACCTCTCCGAACAAGTGGCTGACCGTGGCAAAAAGTTTGTCACGGAGGCCCAGGGCATAGCAGGAACCCTTGGCGTCAATCCTGGCGTAGTTTTTGATGAGCTTGGCAGCCATCTGCTTGGTCAGACTGGGGATCGGGGTGATGATGTCATCAATGGACACCATGTTGGGAACATGGTAGTCCGATCGGGAATACTCGACCAAAGATCTTAGGGACCTTGGATTCTCCTGGAAATGGCGAACAGCATCCTCGATAGGTGTGTTCTGGAGTAGGTTCACTACGTCCTGAGTGTTCCTAGCGTTGGTACGGTAGGCTTGTTCCCATTCGTTGAAGAGTTTTCCCATGCCCCTCTCCGCAGCTTCCTGCTTGATCAGCTTTGTGCTTCCCTTGTTGAACACTTCACGCTCATAGCGGTCGCGAAGGTCCTGCAGAGGGTTGTATCGTGGGTCGGAGGGGTCATCCTCATCACCACTAGTATTTTGTTTTAGGGGCTTTGTAAAAGCCCACTGCCACAACTTCTTAGCAGTGATACAAGTTGTTACAGCCACGCCGATAGCGGCGATGATTGTAATGACCTTGTTGTCCATGGCGAAGGACAGGATTCCCTTCCTCTTATACTCCTCAACACTATCCTTCAGCCTTTCGAGACTGAACCACGTGAACCAGGTTTGGCGATTCTCGTGGTGACTGATGTAATGGTTGAGGGCAATATAAGAGGAGATATCATTCTCCAGAGCTGGGATCAGCATGGGTTGCTCAGAGAAATAGTTCTTGAGCGCCACGTCCCGTGGGATAGCCACGGTGTTGGTGATGTTGGTGATTATGAACTCCTCAGGAGTCGCAATCACGCTGATGTCCGTGTTGTAGGGAAGGTGCAATGTCCTGCCATTGACGACAAAAGTTTTGTCGCCGACAGTAAAATGCATCCTGATCCCAGGAATCCTACGCTCAAAGAAGTTGGCAAGGACTGTGGCATTGTGCTCCATGTGGTTCGCAGTGGTGACGTTGATAGCGGTCAGCAGATCTGTGGGTCTTTCCATGGCGCGTGCAAAGTTGGCCAGGCGTGGGCTGATATGAATCTTACCCTTGGCCCAGGCCGACGTTGCTGCCGCCTTGCTTCCCAGGTAGGTGTGCATCTCTTCGATGGTCTTGAAGACACCACGGAAGTCCCAGTTGTCGGATGGTCCGGTGTATGGCAGCTGAGTCTTGATGACTCCTCCCAAGGAGATAAGGTAGTTATTGTACTCCTTAAGGAGGTACTCGTTGATGTCTCCATTGGTAAATTCTCCGCAGCTCGCAAGACCTGAAGAGTTCTTATCAATGGTGTATTGAAAGGGCATAGCAAGGCTCTTCACTGTGCCATCGGGCCCCTTGTAGGTAGTAGGGTGATTGATACCCAGTCTGCGGACAATGCCGCTAGGAGCATCAGAGATCACATGCACTGACTTGTTCCACATTCCTGTGGGTTTCAGTACAGTGTTGGTGACGATGAAGATAACAGACTTCTCATGGGTAGTGTTGATCCAGGAGAGGTAGCTCTTATGCTCCTGCTGGGGAAGGGTATCATCC